TTGATTTAATACGCCAGATTTAAGGAGATTATAATGGCAAATTCAGCATATACTTCCGGTTTTAACACCGATGCGCTTTTTGTTCCTGCTAAAGCAGCAACAATCTATGCTGCCCACGAAAATTCATTGTTCCTGGGTGGTCAACTTATTCCTGTAGTTAATGCACCAAACGGTGTTCTACAGGTTCCAGAATTAGCAGCAGTAAGTGCTACTAAATTAACTGCTGAAGCAGCACCTGGTGTTGATTTAGATACAGTTCTATCAGCTGATACTAAGAACACTATCGTTTCTAACCTATACGCAGCTCGTTCAGTTGTTCGTGACCTCGGTAATGTTGATCCAAGTGAAATTGGTCGTGTACTAGGTAACTCAGTATCAGCTTCATTTGACGCTGATGTTGCAACTGTATTAGCAACTTTAACCAGTGGCACAACTGGTGGTAGTTCAGTACTTGACGATGTATTTGGTGCTGTTGGTGCAATCCGTGGTGCTAAAGAAATGGGCCAGCTTTATGGTGTTGTTTCTGCTGACCTATACGGTACAGTAATGAGCGCAATTGGTTCTACTGCATACGCTGGTGGCGACATGTTCCAGGGTGCTGCACTTCGTTCAGGCCTATTAGGTTCTATCGCTGGTGTTCCAATGTTTGTTAGCAGCTACCTAACAACAGGTATTGCTGTATTCGGTCAGGACGCAATGCGTATTGGCATGCAGAAGAACATCGACCTCGAAGTTGCACGCCGTGCTGAAGCTGTTGGTTTCGATGTTGTCGCTAGCCTACACGCAGCAGTTGGTCTGATCGACGCCACTCGTGGTATCTACCTAGACTACTCNGCATAATAGAGGACTAGCAAATGACAATGAGCACAGACCTCGATATCCTAGAATATTTTCCAGATTTATACAATTATGGAATCCAAGACTTCTCTGCGGAACACGCAAAGACTCGTGGAGATATCGTCCGTCGGCTCAAAACGGAATGGTGGCCTCGTAAAGCAAACTTATATACTGGAATTGAAATGGATACCACTTTAATTACAGAAAGTCAATTTACGAGAGCCGCCGTATTCCATTGTCTTTCCTATTACATACTACCGAAATTAACTCAGTTCTCGCCTGACGGTGATCGCTGGGAAAAGATGATGGCTTACTATAAAAGTCGCTACGAAGAAGAATTTACAGCAGTAATCAATGATGGTGTTGAATACGACGCCGACAATGATGGTGCTGTAGAAATTAATCAAGGCGAAAAATCACCATTATACACACAGAGACTTGTTAGATGAGTGCTCGTGAATTAATTGTGCAGGATATCATTGCTGTATTAGAAAATGCAGAAGATCCACGATTTGGATTGGTTACACGCCGTCCGTTTGATCCAGCCCAATTAAGCAGACAGCAATTTCCCGCTGTGTATGTTAGTACTGCAAACGAAGTGCGCAGTGATATTACACAAAACGGAATTGGTGGATTACGAGAATCTACACTAGAAGTTCAATTAACCGCTTGGGTTAATGGATTTGATATTGACAGTCAGCGTAATGATGTTATTGAACGTATTGAGGAAGTACTCGATGCAGATAGAACACGCAACGGCATGGCAAGGTCAACACAAGTAACAGATATTAATGTAGATTTTGATGTAGTAGAACCATTTGGATTGGTTATTGTAGTAGTAACAGTTCAATATGTATATCAAAGGGGTATTGCGTGAAACAATACAAATTAACTAACGGTGAAAGAGAAATGTTTGTGTTTGAAAACATGCTGGATGCTTGGCTAAATGCTGGCTACACAGTTGTTGATGTAAACGATATTTCTGAACCCGTAATATTAGAAACTTCAGAAGAACAGGAGATTTAAAGTGGCCACATATACTGGACAAGACGGATCGATCACAATCGACGGCGATGCAGTTGCTAACTTACGCTCATGGAGTATGGATTATACAGTTAACACAGTTGAATCAACTGTCATGACTGATGATTTCCGTACTTACAAGCAAGGCGTTAAGGAATGGTCTGGAAGTGCTGACATTTATTATGATACAACGGTTGTTGGTAACATCGAAGATGCTATCACCAGCGGCCAAGTAGCATTTGTCGGCTATCCAAGCGACAGCGGCTCAGGCAATCCAAAAGTGAGCGGCAATATCATTGTTACTGGAATTAGTGTAAACTCAACCATGGAAGGCATGGTTGAAGCAAGCATTTCATTCCAAGGCACTGGTAGTGTCACACTTGGTACTGCTACCTAACGGTAATGTTACCAGCCGTATTAAGGTTTGTAGCATTTCGGGTTGTTCGGGCGATTGGTCGTTCTGAGCAGCCCGAATTACCTAATCTAGGTGATTCACCGATACGAGTTCGTACTCGCGTAGATATTAATCCTAGCTTACATACTAAGATGCAGCGTGCGATAGATCAAAAAGTTGATAGTGTGATGAAATATGGACGCGAACAAGTTCGTCCAATGACACCAAAACAAACAGGAACCATGCGCAATGGATGGAAAATTAAGGGCAGAGGACACAAAGCTGAATTAATTAACCTAGTGCCATACAGCAGATATGTTACTGAAAAGTATGGGTTGTTAAAAAAACTTGAAACATTAATACAAAGGAAATTTAGATGAGTGCTATTGATAAAGTAAGAAATCACTTTAATAAGGCAGTAGAAAATAATTTACAGAAATACCATTGTGCTAAGTGGGATATGGATATCTATTTTTATCCAACTTACCCAATCAAAGACGAAATGCGTATTATGAATTTACAGGGGCAAGGAAAATCAATGGAAGCACTGGTTGAAAGTCTTCTAGTTAAAGCCCGTGACGGTGACGGTAAGCGTTTGTTTAATGATGCAGATCGTGCAACATTGCTTAATGAAGCAGATCCAAAAGTTGTGATCCAGGTTGCTGGTGTAATTAATGCAGGCATTATGTCAAACGAGGACCTCGAAAAAAACTAACTGAGAACGCTGATATCTTTATGTTAATGCAGGTTTGTAGAGAACTTGGATTAACATTAGCAGAAGGGCAAGAAAAGATAACAGCGTTCGAACTTAGACTATGGCTTGCTTTTTTTAAGAAGGAAGCTGAAATGAAAAAGGAAGCATATCAAAATGTCAGCAGACGCCACCGTAAGAGTTAATGCAGATACTAGCAAAGCTGTTGCAGCAATTGATAGGTTAAACAAAAGTTTAACTGCTGTTAAATTAGATAGTATGATTAACCTTGCCCAGCGTGCTGGTGCCGCTGGGCAATCGGTTGTATCTCTCGCAGCAAGATTTGAAAATCTACAAGTTAGATTAAAAACAATCGAAGGGTCGACTGGCGCAGCAGCATCAGCATTTGGAAAGCTAGAACAATTTGCTACTAAAGTCCCATTAAGTGTAGATGAAGTAGTAAATTCATTCATTAAATTAAAGACATTAGGCTTAGACCCAAGCGAAGCTGCATTAATGTCTTATACTAATACCGCAAGCGCAATGGGCAAAAGTCTCGACCAATTGGTTGAGGCAGTTGCTGATGCGGCCATGGGCGAATTTGAACGCTTAAAAGAATTTGGCATTAAAGCAAAAAAGCAAGGCGACGAAATCGAATTTACCTTCAATGGTGTAACAACAACCGTTAAAAACAGCAGCGAGGATATTCAAGCCTATCTCCGCAAAATCGGTGAAGTTAATTTTGCTGGTGCTGCTAATGATCAAATGAAAACATTAACCGGAACCATTTCAAACCTAAGTGTCGCTTGGGATAAAATGGCTAATACTATTATTACAGCATCCGGTGCAAGTGAATGGTTTAAAGAGATATTAAATGATTTAACTGAGCTGTTCGATGTTATTACTAATAAAGTTAACGGCGTATCATACCCATTAAAGGATGTTGAAAAAAGCATTGCTGATGTGACTGAAGAAATTGCAGCTATGGTTGCTGCTGGATCAGATAATGTTGATATGCTTGACGAACTCGATACAAGATTATCATATCTAGTCAAACGCCGCGACGAATTAAGAAACCAAGCCGGCCCCGGGGGAGATCTCGTAACACAAAATGGTCAGACAAGTGTTATTATGCCCGAACAGCAACCATATGCTCATGTTGATCTAGTAAAACAAGAACAAGAAGCACAAGCTGCCGCACAAGCAGAATTATTATCGGCTCAGGTTGCTTTTAGAGAAATGATGTTAGGCACCGATCTAGCTTATTGGTATGGAGCAACAGATGCTGCTGCTATGTCATATGCCGATCAACTAACTGCTTTAGAAGATTTCCATCGTGCTAAATTATTATCCGATGAACAATATGCTGCTGCTAAAAAAAATATTGAAGGTCAAGTTAAACAAAATACTATCGATTCATTAAAAGATTTAGGAAACGCATTTGGCGGACAATCAAAAGAAATGTTTGCAGCCATGCAAGCATATAATATTGCTACAGCAATTATGAATACATATACTGCTGCTACTGAAGCACTAAAACTACCATTTCCTCTTAACTGGATTCAAATGGGTGGTGTTATTGCAGCTGGTATGGCACAGGTTGCTACAATTAAAGCACAAAAATATCAAGGACGTATGTATGGCGGCACTATCACAGGTAATCAGCCATACTTGGTTGGTGAACGCGGCCCCGAGATTGTAACTCCAGGTCGCACAGGAACAGTAACGCCAAATGATGAAATTGGCAGCAAAGTAGTTAATATTACGTTTGATATTAGTGCAACTAACGCCGAGGGTTTTGATGAGTTGCTCCAACAGCGTAAACCATTAATTGTTGGCATGATCCGTCAAGCAGTATCTGAACAACCGGAACTATTAGGAGCATAAGATGGCAACATTACCGACGCCAAATGATTTTGCATCAATTACCATAAAAAGTGTATATCCCGGCACAACTTCTGCTACTGACAGCGGTCGTGTTTATAGATTAAATTACGGTGATCAATATTTTGAAATTCAATTGAGTTATCCACCAATGACACGCGGTGAAGCAGCTCAGGTTGTTGCTTTCCTAGAAGCACAAAAAGGCAGATTAACAGAATTTAAATGTCCACTTGGACCGTATAGTAACACAAACGGTGTTTATAATACATTATCGCCTAGACCAGCAAATGATGATATCTATGGCAGTGGCGCACATTCTGCTGGAGATAGCACTATTGAGTATGATAGTGATTGGACACCTACATATTATAATCCGCTAACTGACGGAAATATGTTTCAGCCGGGTGATTATATAACTTTTGCTAATCATTTAAAAGTGTATATGATTACTGAAATAGTTTCAAATCCAAATAGTGCTGGAATTGGTTCTTTTAAAATTACACCTCCTTTGACACAAGATGTTCCGACTGGCGGGGTATTAATTAATGTAAATAATGTTGAAATGACAGTATTTCAAAATACCGAGGCAATGATGTACGAAACAGGACTTAAAGGATTTGTTGAATTATCGTTAAATCTAAGAGAAGATATTTAACATGGCGCTGTTTGATATTGCTAGCTTAACACAACTAGCATCAAGAACATTCCATATACTTGATGCTATTGATATTACATTTTGGGATCCAGCTCTCCAGTCATGGACAGATAGATTTAGATTTATAAGTTCTACTCGCGATGTAAATGTAGGAATTGATGGTGTCGATGTATTACACACAGGCGGATTTACCGCAGAACTAGTTACTACATCAACTGATTACAATCTAAATCGCAAATCTATTACATTTAAATTTACTGGATTGAGTCAAGCATTAATACAAATAGTGCAGGGCGGACGGCATGTGGGTGCCGAATTTACTCTCCGCAAAGTAATTTTAAATGAAGATATGGTGCAACAAGGAAATGCAGTTATTGTTTATAAAGGAATTATTGAATCAGGTGGTTATGTAAGTCAACCAACTGGAAGTTCTTTGACACTTCAAGGCACACACACACTTTATAATTTTTCACAGGTTAAAGCTGTTAAAAGTAATGCAGAAAGTTATAGTAATTGGGTGAAGAATCGGCTAGGCCTATCATATGGCACAGAATTTGCTAATATTGATAATAAAACAGAAATACTTTGGGGACCACAGAAAGGATTACAAGGATAATATATGGGTTTTTTTAGCTTTATTACTAAGCCATTCAAAAAAGCAATCGATTGGGTGGTTGATTTATTTGTTCCTGATGTCCCGCAACCTGAACAACCTAAGGTTGATAACACCGCATATTCAACAACGGTTAATCGGCGTGGTGGCGATTATAGCTTGCCTTTGTTATATCAAGGTAAAACCGGAGGTAGTTTAAATCAGCAAAAACTTGGTGCTATTGAAGCATATGTAAGTACTGGAGGCGACAACAATAGATATCTATATGTAACATATGTTTTGTCGATGAATAGTTTAAATTATATTCGAGTAAAAACTACATTTCAATTCTTACAAGAAGCACATATTGCAATTTGGAATGATCATACCCGCTGGGGTGACTACACATTTAACTTGTTTAAAGACAGCGATAACAACACTTATAATTGGTTATTCCATCGAATGAAACCAATGCAGTATGGTGAATCTACCGCTGCAAGAGCAGCATCGACGCCGAGTTGGCACCCTGATAAAAATTTATATCCGGGGTTGGAAGTTATTAAGTTTAGAGCGGAATATCCGCGTAAAACTGGCTTCAGCAGAGAATATTATCAAAAACCTAACTTTGAATTTTTCGTCACTGCTAGTGATTATTCACACATAGATCGTTCCAGTGCAGTTTTGAGGAGTTGCCCAAATATTCAAGCAATATATGATTATTTGCTAAACCCAACATATGGTGCAGGGTTAAATGCAGATGATATCGATAACCCATCGTTTATATCTATTGCTACAATGTATAATGCGGTAAAATCAATCAGATATGGGACTCCATATGTAATTAACACCGACCAATCAATAGCAACTAATTTAAGAAATTTATTATTGCATAATTCATGTGCGTTAATATACGAAAATGGAAAATTTGTGTTGCGACTAGACCCAAATGCAATCTATTATACAACAGCAACAAATTCAAGCTATACTTATAGCCTTAATACGTGGCTTGGATATGCTGATATATCAACACATACAGTTGATCAAAAGAATATTATTGGCGGCGTATCATTTAATACTACCCCAAATTCAGAATTACCTTATCAATATGTTTATTCATTTTTTGATACTGAAACTAGAGAGAGATCTGTTCCGTCAAACCCAAATTCTATAAATCATATTTTACAACAATCATTAGGCGCACAGAATAGACCTACGCCTAAAATTGATAATATCAAACGATTTACTGTTAATGCATCAGATCCAAACATGGATTTTAAATATTATGAAGCAAGAATTGGAAATACCATTAATTTGTCGTTGTCGCCGGAATTTGCAAATATTCGTGTCTATGATATTATCCGCGTAACTTATGCTCCAGCAAATTTATCTGACGATCAATTTATTGTAATTAATATGCAGCGCAACAGCGACATGACCATAGATATTACAGCAAAACAATATTTGGGCGACACAACTCTATACACAGCATTTCCAGTTGCTGATATAAAACGTATTGTTAGCGAACAAAACATTGATTTTAAAAAGACTCGTTTATTAATGCCGGCTGGATTAGGCATTAATAATACTCAGATTGATGAATTTATTCCTAACTATCGTGTTCCGACAATCACAAATTTAGTTGTAGATTCAAATACTTCTATGTTTCGAAAAGATGTTAATGGTAATTGGCTACCTACAATTCGTATTAGATTTGATGAATTATTTGAACCTAATATTAACCATATATTATTCACCGTAACATCGCCAAATCGCGAAACTCACATATACCCATCAACTACTGCGCCGTATGGTGAATTCAAACTGAGTGGCGGGTTTTTAAAATCCGGGCTCACATATACTGTTGAACTCACAGTAGTAAGCGATCTCGGCACCGTCGGAAATAGCGTTTCTGCTACAGTTTATATTCCTTATGCTGATGGGTACACATCAATACGAAAAGAGTTTGACATCAATAACACAACTCCATTTGGGCAAATTATTGATTCGTCCGGCGCAACTAATTTAGTTGAAGATGGCGGGTTAAAATGGTGTCAACTGACTGTTCCGCCGGAATCGGGTATTGGATGTTCTTTAGGATCAGATCCAGCACATGATTTATACGATAGTTGGGATGCATGGGAAGACGAAGGCGCCCCATATGAAAGATCGTGGATTTCGGAACATCCATTAACTGGATGCTTGGGTGTAAATGTTGATGCGTATTACGAAGAAACTTCAAGTAATCAACGCATTTACATTAAAGCAAATGAATCATTTACTGTCTCCGGATCAATTGATGCTCGTGTTGTTGGTTACGAAGATAATGACACCAGTAGCGGAAATCCATTTGCAAGAGCAAGTATCGGCTGGAAAGTGTATCGTGTTAGCGATAATAGTTTAAGAGCAACATATGCACCACCAACTTTTATTTCATCAAACGTAGCAACACCATCGCCCAAAGTTGGGCCATTTGAAGTAGATTGTTATGCATTACCATACTTTTACGTATACGGAGCGAATACCAGCGGGTGCGACCAACTTTGTTTACGTGGATATGAGCTTGATGTTTATAAAACTTGGAGCAAAACAGTACAAGGCATTGATACTAGCACGCTATCAGGATCAGTGGGTGCGCGAGTACTTGATATTCGATCATATCTTAGAGACAATACTGGCGTATTATTCACAAATTCGTTAATATCAACAGATAATGTTATTATTACTGCGAATGTTGCCGAAACAAAAAATGTTGTTGGGCGTGTTATAAACAACAACAACACCGGAACTGTTAATGTAGTTGATGTTGCAACAAATACCAGCACTGATGCAATTATTGACGTAACAATTATTGGTATTCCAATGGTATACTCAATAAGAGATTCAAACGGAAATTATACTACGATATATAAATTAATCGACCAATAAGGAATTAAAATGAGTTACCCAACAAACGATATTACTACTACGCATCTAGACAGTCCTACAGATAGCATTGGTCTAGCAAGAGCAGAACTATACAATGCATTAGTTCGGTTAGGAGAATTAATTGATAGCAGAGACACAGCAGATGGATTGTGCCCGCTTGATAGTAATCAACAGGTTCCGCAATTGAATATGCCTACTACTTTTACCAGTGGCGGCACAAACAATATTATTATGCAGCCTGCTACTGGATTAGTTGTTATTCAAGATTGTTTAGCATTAAATGATTTAACAGTTGCAGAACTTGAAGCACTGGATTATCCAGCAGGAACCATTGCATATTGTTCCGATGGTGATGCAGGTAGTGCTTGTATTGCTGTTAGTCAAGGTATTTACGATAGTGGCAATGCAAAATATTTGTGGGATCGCATCAGTTTAGGTGCTGTGATCAGCGCATCATAAGAATATTTTATGCCTGTGATGACTCGCATATCTGCTGATTCAGTTTAACTATTTCGCTGGGCAATAGCCATCGGCCATCAACAGGTCTGCGCACACACTGAGTGCATCGCGGTGTCCAGGCATTGTTATTAAATAGTCTGCGATATTCTTTAGTGGGTTGTTCGTTTTTAACAGCACCGCATTCAGCACAAGTGTATTTTTTATCTAACATAGTGCGAATATTTACGCAAAATAGGGTTCGTAGGCAAAATAGACTAAATAAAAATGTAGCAGGATAGCATATATCCCCGCTGCGGATAGGGCAGCAACCACGAAACTTGCCATACTTTCGTAATTCTCTTAATTTGTTACCTATCAGTTATCTGCTACATTCTACTCACTCCAATAGAGTAGGCTTTATATGTGTATTAAAAATTGTGACATTTTTAACCCCCGAGATTACATCAAGGGGGTTTTTTAATAATAAATATTCATGCTTGCGAATGCAAGTACATAGTTTACCTTTATTTGGTAGAAAAATGCCAGCGAGTGCTGGTTCTTTTGACCCTGTTCCAAGTCCTTTGTGCAGGGTCTTTTTTTTGGCTAAAAAGGTTGCGAAAAATACACTAATTATGTATAATGCTATAAATAACTGTATAACAAGGAGAATATAATGGCAAAAAGACTTGAAGACCATTCGTTTGAACCAGGCATTATATATGAATTGCGTGCTTGTATCAATGATGAATGGCATCCATTTTATGTGGGCGAAACTTCCAGACCAGAACGCAGAGAAACTGAACATCGCGCACTATCAAAATTTGACAACACACGTGTGGTATATGACTTTATTCGTAGACTAGACGCCGAAAGTGTTGAATGGCGATTATTTTCGGTGGCTGAGTATGGTGCTGAAGGTCCAAAAGATCAGGAAGATGAACATATTATGCGTTGTATTTTAGATGGCGTTAATCTTATGAATATGCGCAAAGGCGATCATCATTGGTTGGCTGCAAAACAAGCACAAGCAGCTGATATGAGTGCTCACGGATTTACCAGTTACCGCAAATATCGTGAATGGCAAAGTGAACTAGAAATGGAAAAAGTGCGAAAACAGAACGATTTGCGTCGTTTTGTTAGTAAGACACTAGAACCTATTAAAAAGGCGCAAAAAGACGAAAAAGCGAAAAAACAGCAAAAAAACCATAATAAAATCAAGCAGTTGCGTGCCCTAATTTTAGATTTTGAAAATGATGCGAACAGACAGGGTTTTGTTCGTCAATTGCGTGATGAATTAGCAGATTTAGAACGCGAAGTGGAGGCCAACTATGACTAATGCTGAATCGGTTAGACAATTGTTGGTGCCTATATTAATTTATAGAGATGCTATTACATCCGAGGATGGGAAAAATGAAACAACAGAATACACATATTGGATTAAACAAAAAGTTTTACACAGAGAAGATGGGCCGGCTTACATTAACAAAATTAATGGCAGAGTTGGTTTTTATCTTTTTGGCGAGTGTATTAGTATCCGCGCTTGGGCTATGATGCTGAATAAAACCAGCGTCGAAGAACTTGTTATGAAACTAAAATATGGAGACAGAGTATGAAACTGTCTATACACCCGGAGATTTGTGGGAAATGGCTACGCGGAGAAGCATTCCCATACACAGGATGGACTAACATTGAAGTAGATTCAGTTGAAGATGTTTTTAAACTAATAACTGAAGAAGGTTATGTAAGTAGTTGTTATTTGGATGGTTCGGGCATGCGTGGTGCAATGCACTTTTGTAGCAGACAGTTGTTTATGGTGGACATTGACTCGGGTATGACTATACCGGAGTTGTTTGACAATGCGTTTTATAATCAATTTGCTTGCGGATTTTACGCTACACCCAGTTGGACACCCGAACTCCACAAATTTAGAATTCTGTTTCAAACAGAAACCGCTGTTGAATCAGGTGCCGATGCAAGTAAACTGATGCGAGCATTGAATAAAGAGTTTGGCGGCGATCCTGTGTGTAAAGATCCCACACGTATTTTTTATGGTACTCCGGATTGTCAAATCAAAGAACTACGAGCAAGTGTGTTTTTACCTGACAGTATTGTGGCAGCATTAATCCGTGAAATAAACGAGTATGATGAATCACAAATGCGAGAATCTAGCACACAAGAATACACAGAAATGAATGATGAACAAAAAAGTCACATAGTTAAACTGTTAAGTGGTTTGAATCTGCGTTATTCGGGCATGTATGAAACTTGGAGAAACATTGGTTGGGGATTAAAGACAGGTGGTTTTAGATTGGAAGATTTTGTATACATTACCAGTCAAATAAGTTCAACAAAAACTGCCAGTGATGCACAAGCGGTGTGGAAGCGAGGCGATGGCACAATCAGTATGGGCAGCGTGATTTATTTGCTTAGACAGCACTACAATGATGAACAGATTTTTATGTCACAAACACGCGAAGAAATATCACTAGCAAG